TTGTACTATTTAAGAACAATGTCATGCTTAATGACTTATTACCTTCAACAGTTGTTAAGAATGTATCCTCATTAACTTTAGAGGCAATCAATCTAGGAGTATCCAAATAATTAGTAGTATTCAAAGTAATATCTGTTACTTCAGTTTGAATATAAGGTATTTCATTACCATCAATACTCTTCGAGGTGGTAGTAACTACTTGACCTGTTAATGATGTGGTAGGAAGGGTCACACTTTGAACCATAGGTGTAATAACTTCATATGGCATATTTTGAGTTGCCCTAATCATACTTCCACCAGTAGATTTAGTGGAATTTAAATACAATGCAGGATTTCCTACATCAGTATTTCTACTTGTACCACCTTGAGACATATCTAATTTAATATTATAAGAATCATACTTAATCGCATCAGACACATCTAAACTAGTAGCATTAGGATATGCAGCAGTCGTAGTTGATAATCCATGAGTTTTATTAACACGTAATAAATTCACTCCTCCTAATTCATACTTAGAAACAGGAGTTCCTACTGCATAATTTATAGATAATTTAGCAGTGTCATCAATTCCTCTAGTTGTTACTCCAATTATATTACTAGTAACCGAACTATAAGAAACAATCTCATCTCCAATTTTAAGATAACCATAATTAGTGGTTCCAACTCCTACATTTTCAAAAGTAGAGAAAAGACTTGCATCTTGAACAGATATAGATCCAGTGTCTCCTGAATTATACGCTGCAGTTAATTTAGTGGGTTTATTGTCACCCTCGACACCATGAATCTTTACATTATTCTTCGAGAAATACATTCCATGATTCTGATGATTTACTTTAATATGTAAACCGTCATTTATCACATTAACAGATCCAACTTGAACATCACCACCTTGAGTAGAGTTTAATTCAGTAGCAGCACCAGCACTATTATAATAGTACATTGTATTAGCAGATCCAACTACAAAATTACCCTGAACATTTTCTAATATAAGTTCCGTGGTTTTTCCAATAGAAACTACTGAGAATCTAGAATTTCTTCCAAGAGAATTTAATCCAATAGTTGTAATACCCAATACATCACCAACTTGATATCCTGTACCAACACCACTAATAGTTGCTGCTATCGCCACTCCATCAGTAATATAAACATCAGCAGTCGCTCCTCTACCATTTCCAGTAATAGTATCCATAACAACACCATTAAATTGGAAGGAACCAGATATAGGAGTATAACCAATACCAGCATTAATTATATTTAAAGCACCAGTGGCTGTTCCTGCAACTCCTGCTAAACTACCAGTTGCATTAGTTCCTAACTGATAGAACTCATTACCAATTACATATCCAGAATCACCTACAGTAGTACCCAAACCAACTCTCAAACTCCTTGAAGTCAATGATAATGGATTAGATTGTAAAATAGGAATTTGATTATTTCCTTCAGTAAGTTCTGGACTATAAAGTTCTAACGTACCAGATTCTACAAAGTCTGCTCTATAGAGGGTAAACTTAAGATCTTCCCACTGACTAGCATCCCATGTAGAAGCATTCTGAGATTTAAAGAGACTTCCTAGTAATGGTTGGTTAGCAATATAAGTATTATCGATTAAATCATTATCACCAACTCGTGAAATATAAACACTATACTTAGCAGAATTGGAAAGCATTACAAGAGCATACTCCATACCACCTTCCAAATAAACAGGTGCTTTAAATTCCAAAGTAGATGCTATAGATCCATCGTTGGATACAGTAATATCTTCTGGATCTAATACAACTTCACTTAAAGGAACGACTGTCTCTGTAGGAGTACCATTAGACATTGTTCTAATAGTTAATATTACAGGAAGATTAGTATCATCTTTTGTAGCAAAGAAAACATCCACTTTAGTTACAAAAACTCCTTCTTTTTCCTCAATAGTAAATGACTGTGCTAATGGGTCACCATTATTTCTCCATCTCCAACGTTGGGTACTCCTAACTTCAACATCTTGCCACTCAGTACCAACAGTTCTACTTGTCTCACTAGTATCACTAATTTCTTGAGTTATAACCCTTGCATTTCTTGTAGCAATAATAGTTTCTTGAATGGTTTCAAGAGTTCCCTGTGCAGTATAATTATCAACTGCACTAGAAGTAGCTTCTAAAGTTGGAGCATTTTCAACATCACTAGTTAATTTAAATTGTTTTGTACCAGCAGTAAATGATGGGAAATTAGTTCTCTCTGGTGGAATAAAGAAACTTCCTCCAAAGAAACCACTTATATCACTAACAAGTCTTACTTGTGTAATGGTAGCTTGAGCACCACTTGATTCACCTCTAACTACCATATTAGGTTCAATAAAACCATGATATGCTCCTACAGTTTGAGATGCTAAGGAAGCGGTATCTACATTAATTGTAGTAGATGTAGCCGAATAAGTTACAGGAACTGTTTGTGATTCATTATATGGATTTGCCCCATATGTTTTAGTCGGTGCATTATATGGTCCTTCTTTATGATTAGACTGTGCTACTCTAAAATGCATATGTGGTCTTGTTCCCTCACTAGACTGCCAAGTAGCATTTCCAGCACCTGTTACTGATATTGTAACTCTTTCTCCTACTTGGAAAGTACCAGATGTCATACTTATTTGGAGTAACTTAGGAGTAACAAATTTAGTTACATCCACTCCATCAAAAAATGCATAATGCCTTGTAGAAGGTTTGTTTTGTTTTCCTACTAACTCAATATTACGGGATCTCATAAATGGTATAAGATCTCTACTTACAACTCTATCACCTTGAGATTCTCTTTGACTGAAATCTTCAATAATACGTTGCTGAGTACCCGTTCTATTACGTCTAATTGTTTCTTCAATTTCTACTTGTCTTTGACTTAGAGTTTCTCTTACTCTAAAATCCCCTTCTGTTCTAGTACGATGTATATGTGGTCTAAATCCAACTTGTCTGTTGGTATTTACTCTTCGACCTGTCCAAACATCTTGCCAAGAATTCCATAATTGTGGTCCTAATCCAGATTGAGCATCAAATCCTTCTTCAGCAGACATACGTGCTACCGTTTCGGCAAAATCACCTTCTCTATTAACAATACGAGGTTGTAATCTTACTGTACTAACCCAAGTATCTGACTCTGGAGTTAATTCAAGAATTCCATTCCAGTAAGCAACAATAAAGGGAGTTACTGAAACAGATCTAGATCCAAAAGGTTGTGTAATATACTCTACATTAGAATAATCAAGAGTAATAAGATCTTTATGTCTCCTTATATTAGTGCCTGTAATTGTATTAAATTGCAAATCAGCAGTAGCATCGGTATTAACAACAGGACCAAATTGCAAATCAACAGAGTTAGTATAATGCCTTGGTCTTAACTCATTCTGTTTAGGATTGATACTATTTTTAATTTTAAATTTAGTATCTTGAGTAGAGAAAGTTTCAAAATTATCTACAAAGAAACCAGATTTAAATCTATTCAATCCATCAGAATCAGGAACAAAGAAATTAGCAGTATTAGTTTCTAATAAAGAAAGACTTGTATAGAATTCTAAATTTCTAATCCTTGACTCAAGATTATTAATATCAGACATTCTAAATCTCTTATATTCTAAGAAATTAATAGTAGCATCATTAACATTATACAAATATGCAGGGAAAGTTATTTGAGCAACTTCTATACCCTCATCAATTGGTCCTGGTAATTGAGGATCCTCTGCAGGAGCTCCATATACAACTTGAAACTTACCATCTTTTGTTAAGAAAATTCTATCTATTCTTCCTAAGTAATAAGAAAAGTCTATAACTATAGACTCATCTGAAGCAAGTATATTTGTTGCTGTTTGTCCTGCTTGATTGAAAGATCTTCCTGCAAAAGTTAAAGGTGAATTAGCACCCTCACTAACAGTATAATCTGCCACCCTTGGTCGGATGTCAATCATATCAGTATTAGCAAGACCATTAACTTCCTGTATCTCGTCTACATAATCAAAAGTTTTATAAGAATCTACTGTAGTGATGTCTCCTGTATCAGTAGAATCATAGTAGGCACTTTCAAAATATATCTTTATTGCTTTAGTTGGAGCATCAAAATCTGATTTTCTAGTTATTGTTCCATAATCATAATAAGTATCTTTTTGACCATTATTAAAGAAATACTCATTAGAAATATTAAAATCAGATTCAGATAATACAGAAATGACTGCCTGAACATTAGATTCTTGGAATATTACTGTTTCACCTTCAACAAAAATATTATCATTTTTATAAATGTAGGTAATAGTGTCAGAATCAGATTTTTCAGCTACACAAGCAATAGCATCCGAAGTCTGTCCTACCAAATATTCACCTATAATAAGTTCAGTCGTTGTTGTAGAAGAACTATTAATAGATGTAAGGTCCATTGATGGAGCAGATGGAGTCCCGTCCACAGTAGTTGTTTCATAAACTCCATGCATCCTAATAATATCAGGAACATTTAATGAAATGGTTTCATCTTCTACTCTTGTTCCGTATGGATAAGTCCCATAAGTTAATCCATTATTAAGAGAAGTGCTCCCAATACCAGATCCTTCAAGTTTAGATTTATCTACAATAATTGAATTAACTCTTTTTTTAATTTTTTTCTTAGCAACTGGTTTTATTTTCTTTAAAGTGGTTATAATAGATACATTTCCACCATCAGTTGCTGTACTTAAATTAAGAATATCAAGAGTAGTCATTCCAGATCCAAAGACTAATCTATCTGCAGTTAATTCTTCAGTAGTACCATCAGACCTAAAAACTGCATATCTTTCAGGATCAAAAGGAAGGAAAGTTTCATTCTCACCAGCAGTTAAAGTATTTGCTATTCTATTAAGAGCAATAGTTTCTCCATCATATACTTTTCTTATAGAAATAGAAGCATCAGTCAAATCTACATTTGAAACATCATGCTTAGGAAGTTCTGTATAAAGAGTAACATCATCTGAGGATTCAAAATCAGTAGATACGATTTTAAAATCGGATACTTCAAGAGCACTTGAAGGTAATGTTCCATTAACTACACCTGAAACATTAGCAACTCCAGCAACAGTAATTGTATCAGTGCCAACACTAGTAACTCGTGCCATGATAGGATCTCTATCAGCAGAAGAGATATCACTATATTGAACTAAATCATTAATCTTAACTAATTCTCCAGTTCCAGGAAAAAGAGGATTAGTGCTTCTAACAGTGCTAATACTACCAGCACCAGAAGCAGGAGAAATTGTAGCAACACCTACACTAAACTTATTAGTTTGAATTACATCAGCACAAAAAGTATTAATACCAACCACACCATTATTAGTTCCCCATAATGATTTTATATTGGATATACCATATTCAGTAACTGCTACTGCAACTCTTCCATTAACAATACCATTAAATATAAGTGCTTCGTTTTTAATAAAATTACCCGACGTTTCAGTAACTGTTAAAGCAACACCTGCTGAAACTGCATATCTTAAAAATCCAGTAGCACCACTATTATTTCCTTCAACAAAAGTTCCTGCACTCAGTGTGCTTGTAGGACCTTCATTTATAGAAAGTTCTGTTATTGTTTGAATATCATAAAGTGATATATCCCATTCATTTAGATTGGCATTAGATGTACTATATGAACCTGTTTCTAATGAAGTATCATATACTCTTGCTTGACCAATTTCTTTTCCTGGTAAATTAGCAGATCCAGGTTGTGTGGTATTAGTTCTTTGATCTCTTAAACTAACAGTATATGTATTACCAATACCAATGGTAGGTGATCCATAAACTCTATTAAGTTTTAAAGCAGGACCAGTTTTATATTCTAATGCTTGATCTTCTAAAGTTGATGTAGTTCTAGGTTTCTTTACATCAAGATAAGTAGAAGAAATAGTTTCAATTTCATATCCACGAACATAAGCTTTTCCTTTAGATATATTATATAATGCTAAATCCTTAGAAGGAGTTCCTCCCGTATAAGTAAATTGCCCTGCTTGAAATATACCACCATTTCCTTCATTGTTATTTAAAGAATTAACAACAGAAACATCAAATGGAGTTACATAATAATCTCCAGACTCCTCATAAGTTCTACGAGCAAGTTCATCTGCAAAAGTATTATACTCTGTGTTTTGTTTTTTGGATCTTAAAACACCATCTTCAACCTTAGCAAGTTCTACAAACGCAGAATCATCGATATCATTTAAATCTTTTTTAAATAAATTTAAAGTAATTTTTAATCTATCTGCACCAGGAGCAGAATAATTATTAAATCCCTGTGAATTATCGTTTAAAGTCTCATCAAGATCTGCAGTAATTACTTCTTCTAATATATTAAATCCTATTTTATAACTAGGAGTATTAGTATACTGATCTAAAATAAGAGTTTCCTGAGAAACATTAACAAATTGTCCACGTACAAAATATACACCATTCTCTACATGAAAGGCAGATCCTTTTCCTGATGCATTTTGTGCTATAGTAGTTGCAAAAGGAGTGCCAATAGATATTGTACTATTTCCTAAAAGTCCTGAAGAAATAGTAATGTTGGATGTTAAATTTTCAGCATCAGAAAATATTTCTGTTTGATTGTTTGAAGTATTAGATCCTCTATAGTTTACATATAATGTAAGATTATTATTTTCCGAATCTTCAGAAGATAATACTTTATCAACCGTAGCAGTTACTCCAGAAGTTTGTCCTGTAATTGTAGAACCAACTAATTGATCAATATAAGCAGCGACAGGAACTCCTTGAAATTCATTATTTAATTGAATACAAGTGTATTGATTTGTGAATGAAGTATTACCTGGTATTACTTTAGCACCTTCTTTAAAAAAATGTTGACCAAATTTTTCAATTTGGTTCTGCAGCATAGATTGCAGCCCAGTTAATTCCCTTGCCTGTACAGGACGTCCAGGTTTAAATAGCACCCGATAATAATCATTAGCAGGATCAAAATCATCAAAATATGGTGATACGTTTAAATTCGTTAACTGGGGCATGATTTCTTAGAACTGCAAGATTATTTTAATGTCTTCCTTCTGAGTGGAGGATCTGGTGATAGATGGTCTATTATCAACATAAAGAATGTTTCCTGAATACTTTTTAACTTCAGGATTTCCAATTCCATTGGTAAACTCTTGACCTAAGTAATAGGTTCTATTATTTATTACGGTAGATACACCTGTAAAGGAAGTATCAATCGATAAATTAGATCCACTAGAAGGTACAATAGTTAACGCACCTCCTGTATCTGGAGATGAAGTAAATGCATTTAAATTAAATCCATAAGTAGGTTCAGTTACCGCAGCACCTACAGTGTTAAATCCTGCAAGTGCTTTGTCCTGCCAATACTTAAGAACACCTGTAGTTTGATCGTAACTAACTACTCTTCCCGCAGCAGTTGTTCCTGTTGCAATAGTCTGAGTAACATATGCATCAGCAGTAAATGTTGCACTACTATAACCAGCACCTGATAATCTTAAAGCACTACAAGCAGTTGCTTTATCTATTGATAATAATGATGTACTATCAAATGCTTGAGGATTACAAACAAGACCAACTCTAGCAATTTGGTTACCAGTTATAAAATCAGGATTTTCATTATCATTTTCAATTCTAGAATATAAAAGAACATTATAAGCACCAAGTTCTCTATAGATGTTTGATCCATGACCTCCAGAAGGTGAAATAATAACATCTAATACAGGTCTAGTAGTTCCAGTAGGAACACCACCAGCAACTAAATCTACACTACCATAAGTATATCCAGATCCTTGAGTAGAAACAGTAACATCAGAAACTTTAGATGAAGAATCTATTGTAATAGTGCATTCTGCACCAGATCCATTTCCTTTGATAGGAACTTTAGTGTACACCGCATCTGCAGTACCAATACCAACTCCTGCATTACTAACAGTTACAACTTTAATAGAACCATCAACAGCGTTATCTCTAACTGCAGCATTATCAGTGCTTGTTTCCCAATCAGATGGAACAGGAATATAATCTGTTGATTCAAATTTTACAATATCACTAGGTTTAATAGTGTAAAGGTATTTCCAAAGATATCCATCTCCACTAGTACCTGCACTTCTAGGTTCTAAATCTGTAAATGTTGGTTCATCTAAAGATGGTTTACCATTTGGATTATCAGGATCAGTACCATTTCTTAAACATTCATATATCCTATAATCACTATTCACTACAAAATAAGTTGCTGCATATAAATTAGTAGCACCTGAAACAGCAGCAGTATTAGTTCTACTATAATCATTACGATACATATCGTATGTGGTTCCTGAAGTCCATTTTCTTCTAGGAACTACTCTTCTTACATCTGAAGAATTAATCTTCTTCAGAGCAACCATTGTATCCCAATAACTATCCTCCTCTTCAAAATTGTCTTTTGGAGAAGGAGGATCACTATCCCAATCAGATTGTATATCAGTAGGATTAGGCAATCCAATGAAAGAATAATATGCGTTAGCAGTAGAAGTTACACCAGCAACAAAATTCTTTGCATTTAATATTCTAATCTGATCAGTTATAATAGCGGCCATTTTGATAGAATTTTTTTAGTTATTTATTAAGGATTGATAGACTATATATCCTTATACTCTTTGAATTTAAGAGGAGCATTTCTTTCTACAATTGTAGATGTGGTAATTCCACCAATTCCCCCCTCAGTATATGCAGTATAAGAATTTAATCCTGCTCTTGAAGTTAGATCAATTCTTCCCCAACTATATGTACCATAGGAGTTAGAAGTTTCAATTCCAGCACCTCCCCATGAGAAGTCACTAGTAATTGTAGCAAACACTCTAGCACAGTAAGTAGTTCCTATACCTACACCTGAACTATTAACAGAAGAAGGTCTATTAACAATTTCATATGTATTTACAGAATATACATTATCTATAAAGGATGTTCCTATTCCTACTGTATTAGAACCAGAATCCACAGATGTAATTGAAGTACTTGCATTACCTACATTAGATCCCCTAACAACAAATATATCATTAGTTCCAATTCCACTGATTGTAACAGCAGTTCCTGTAATAGCACCTTCTCTTAAGAATGAATCTTGAGGGATATAGAAATCAAAGATCATTTGATCCTTAGAACTAATAGTAGTAGTTCCAAATCCAACGATAACTCCTTGATCTCCACTATATGCACCTACTTGATTAATTTCTTCAACATAAGTTGGAGGACTTATAAGAACAGAAGGTACATTGGTATGAGTATATCCAACACCAGGACTTGTAATAGCAATACCCGTCACAGTTCCTGCAGCACTAATAGTTACATTACCAAATGCTTGGGTAGTAGTACCAACACCTACAGTAGAAGCAAAACTTACTGTAGCAGTAGTATATCCCACACCTCCATCTGTAATATCAACGGATGAAATAGTTCCTGCAGCAGATACAATTGCAGTTCCTGCAGCACCAACCTTTACTCCTTGATTTAAGAATTTAACTTTATTTTGGAAAGCAAGATCAGTAGTATCTTGTCTTTCATTTTGTGGATTAAATAAAGGTCTTAATTGATCCACATAAATTGTAGTTGATCCAATACCAACAGTCTTAGTAATATATCCAAATGGAGCGATTTGAGGTTCATATAACTCTCTATCCTTTCCTATTGGTTTTTCATTAATAATCTTATCTTCTGTTTGACGACACCATACTACAGGTCTTTCAAAACTTTCATCAGTAGTAGTTCCTGGACCATAATATGCGTTAGTGCTAACAATATCTGTAGAATCAACACTAAGAACCATTCTCTTATCTTCTTGGAGATAAGATGCTTGAGGATAATTACTCTCGATAGTTAAATTATCTCCAGTCTTAACTGTTTCAATAATTTCTCTAGCAACAACGTCTTGATCACCACTTCCTTTATAGAAGATTACTTTAGACGTATCATCCTTCTTAGGAGCTTCTGTGAAGGTAACTACGCTACCTCCATCGAAGGTATATGCTTTTCCAGGAACTTGAAGTATATCATTAATCCAAATAAGAATAACATCTTGAACATTAATTTGAGATCCTTTAGCAGATCTGATAGAAATTAAATCTCCATTATCACTTAATTGGAATGTTTTGGTCGAACCATCAAAATCATCATCCCAGTTATCAAGCATATCAAGAAGACCAATTGACCAACCAGTAAATTCATCACTAAATGTTTCATTAATATCAAGTAAGAATTCTTTGTAACCAGAAGTTGTTGGAATACCTGTTGTACCACCTATAGGAACCGTCAAACTTTCCCCATTTCCATAACCATATCCAGTCTCCTGAACAACGAATGATACAATACTTGATCCTTGTCCTACTACCACATCAATGGTTGCAGCAGTTCCAATTCCAGAAGAATTAGATGCATATTCTAAAGCAAGATTTGAATAAGACTCTGGATCATCAAATATAACATCTAGTGGTTTTTCTAAAGTTCCACCTCTATTGTAATAGTGAGCTAGAGTGGATATACCAGTATTTGTGATAAATGTCTTACTATCAATAACATCCAATACAGTAGCAGTGTTTGCTGCAGGATCAGTCTTACTTGCAGAATTGTTATTTGCTCTAGGAGCAATAATTGCTGCTTGGACAGATCCTAATCCAACATAGAAAGATTCTACAGTAGATATACCAATATTGACCTCAAACTGAGTAGTGCTATTAACCTTAGTTACTGGAGTTCCACCATAAGTAGGATCTGGTTTTCTAGGATAACGATGGGTAGTAGAATTACCATCCTTAGCACATGTAAAGGTTAAAGATTCAGTTGCTATTTTAATATTAGTACCAGTCTTTAAAGTATGAGATCCAATTGTCATGGTCATAATACCTGTTGTGGCATTATAATCAGCATCAGTTACACTATACTTAACAATAGTCGAAACACCTACATTAATACTGATTGTATCTGCAGTAGTTGTTGTAATTCCTAAAGCAGTACTAAATCCAGGATCGGTAGATCTTGGATACGTATGTAAGGAACAATAATCATCCATTGCACATCTAAAGGTCAAACTATCATTAGCTAACCTAATACTTGTTGATGTAGTTAAGGAATGAGAACCAATAGTAAGAGTAGAAATTCCACTATTAGCATCGTAAGTTGCATTAGATACATCAAAGTATACTAATGGAGATGCACCAACATTCACAGTAAATGTAGTATCTGTAGTTGCAGTAATTGCAGTATTACCGATACCAATAATTGGATCAGTAGATCTTGGATACTTCTTCTGACTTGAATTATTATCCATAGAACAAGTAAAGATTAAAGCACTTGTTCCAATACCTACCAGATTGTCAGTAGTATAAGTATGACCAGTTCCTATAGTTAATACCAACTCACCAGTTGAGGCAGTGTAAGATGCATCTGTAACAACCGTAGATCCAATACCTGCAATTGTAATAGTACCAACACCCACACTAACAAAGGTGTGTTCGTAGTCACCACCACTAATAACTGCACTACTTGCAGCACTTACAAATTGATGATTATAGTCTCCACCAACAATTACAGCACTTGTTCCAACACCTACAAAACTATGAGTATATTGATCAGCACGACCACTATAACCAACGTCCACTGTAATGGTCGTAGAATCGGTTGCAGCGATTGCAACGGAGGTATCATATGCTAAGTCCTGTCCACGAGGGTAATAGTGAGTAGAAGTACCTCCATCTAAACCACATGTAAATGCTAATCCAGTGAATACTACAACGCTTGTCTTACCACTTGTCTTGTAACCATGTGCAGTAGGAGTTGTAACAGTCATAATACCTGTCATAGTATTATAACCTACGGCACTAATTCCTAATCGTGGCGAATAATCACAAGTAAAGGCAATACCAGAAAGACTTACTTCATTACCTAATACTAATCCATGATCTTTTGCGGTTTTTATTGTAGTAATACCCGTCACAGAGTTATATCCTACATTAGCAATAGTTCTTGGTTTGTAGAATATGTGGGGATTAGTTACAGCAGTTCCTGTAATATATCCACCCTCAATAGTAGCAGTACCAATCGCAACAATATCTGTTCCTGTTAAACTTTCTTGCTGAATAGAAACATTAACTGTTTGGATTCCAGATCTATATCCAGAACCTGTGTTACCAATACTAATAGACTTAACTGTTCCCGAACAACCTACAATTGCTGTTCCACCTGCAGAAATTAATGGTTGATATCCAAATCCTTCACTAGATCCAACAGAAACAATTATTCCACCGAGAGGAAGATTGGAACCATTTGGATCTGAACTAATAGAAGTAGCAGTTCCTGTAAAGACAATAGAAGAAGCAGAACCTACTTGTGAGATTGT